CGGACGGTATCCGTCCCGTGATGGATACAAGCACGTCTTTCAAACACTGGAGGACCTGTTCCCTAACACCTGCACAGACATAACTAGTTTCGGCTTAGGGGAACGCATAGTTATCCAGCAAGAGCTAGGCGAAGCACAACAGCTTCTAGAGGGCGACTTTATCCAACCGTACGTTTACACACAGGCGTCATTGAATGGCAAGTGGGCAACTCGGATCAATCCTGTAGATTTTAGGTTGTCGTGCTTGAATCAATTAAAGGTCACTGACTTGCTGATCTCTTGCAAGGCGACTTTGAATCATGATCAAATGCTCACAGCACGCTCTAAATTGCTTGATATGTCACGCATACAAGCGGCAGAGCTTCGAGTGATGGCTGAAGCGTTCGATAGTCAAGCGTTCACGGACGCTCAGTTTCACCGTATGGTTGATATCTTGGCCCCTGTTGCTAAGGATGATGCTCACGCCAAGACAACAAACTCTATTGCGGCTAAGCGTGGCGCACTGAATGTTACTTGGCTAAAGGAGAAGCAACGTTATAACAGTAATGGTAATGCTTGGCTAGCGTGGAACGCTTTCCAAGGCGCTGAACAGCACAAGGTTAATCAAGGCTTCAAGGCTGACGCTAAGGCACAAGGACGTTCCTTAGCTATGACGCTGGAAGCGAAGACACCTCTTGCTGATGCGGCTGAGTCATATTTACGAGAGTTAGTTCTTCTCTGATAGGCTCTTGTCGAGTCGGGTTGACACTTCTGTGTACCTCCCTTCCCGACAAGCCAGGGGTGCGTCTGGTTTAAAAACGCACACCATCTGGGCGGGGGTACATAGACCCTTTCAATGTGTCCCCGCCCTATTGTTTTATATTAACTAATGGAGGAAAGTTATGTGGTTATTTACTGATAAGGCATTTGTATCTGCTGTTCAAAGTGAGACAGATCCCGACACGATTGTGGTTCGGGCACGGGCTGAGATTCATCTTTACAATTTTATTAGATCAAACAAAGACATAAACGTGGAGAACATACTGGTTACACCAGAGCGTGATTATCCGTATCGAATACTTTTATCTAAAGATCAGTTTAAAAGTCTTATGATTGAGGCGATTGACGATTTGAATTACTTTGATTTTAAAAGCCATTGTAAAGCTGAAGAGCGATTTAATTGGCAACACCTTGAAGCTATGACAGATGTGTGGGGGATTATGTACGACTCACAGAAGAGACCTTACACACATCAAGGAACGGAATACATTAACAGGCGTACGGCTAAAAGAGAATTAGGTCTGTAATAGTTTTATTTTAAATAACAGCTTGTAGGAGGTACAAGTAAATGCCTTATAAAAATCCTGAAGATAGACGCAGAAAAAGTAAAGAATATCAAGAAAAAAATAAAGAATATCTTAAACAATACGCAAAGGAATACAGGCAAACAGATAGTTGCAAAAAGCGAAAAGCAGAGTTTTACCAACGAAACAAAGAAAAAATAAATCAAAAGAAAAAAGAGTATTACCTTGCTAATCCTGAAAAAGCTTTAGAACAGGGACAAAAAAGAAAAGCGTGGCGCGAAGCTAACCCCGAGCGTGTTCGTGAACTAGCCAAAAGAAACTACGAAAGGCGAAAGAAAGATCCCAAATATCAAGAGCAAACAAAGGAATACTATAAAAAGTATTTCAGCAACTCCAAAAACTTAAAACAGCGCGCAGAATATGGGCAAAAATGGTATTTAGAAAATAAAGAAAGAAAGAATGCTCAGTCAAAAACAAATTATGAAGCCAACAAAAAAGCCCATGCTGAAAGAACCATAAAGAACATGGCTAAACGCAAAGCTTTAGATCCTGTTTTATTTAACCAAAAAAACAGCGTTCAATCGCAAATATATCGTGCCCGTAAAAACAAAACGACTGCTGATGGTCACACTCTTCCTGAACTTCACGCCTATTGGAAATCTCAAAACATAGATCCTAAACGTTGCACCTATTGTGACGCTTGGTATCGCCAATGGAAATACAACTGGAAAACGTCAGTGGGTGACCATGTTGTTCCAATCACTAAAGGGGGCCACGATGTTATGGAAAACCTTGTGCCTTGCTGTTTCTCCTGCAACGCATCTAAAGGAAACAGAATTCTTTACGAAGAATGGATACCACCTAAAGAACGGATAGCAGCGTGAGAAAATATTACAACAACAAAGGCCAAACGTTCGCATCGAGAATGGACTGGTACCTAGATCCCAAGAACGAATACATAAAAATAAATAAAAAAACAGGCTGTTGGATATGGCAACGGTGCCGACTACCAGCAGGCTACGGGCTGGTAAGTTCAGTCCTCATAGCCAAAGAAGTCGGAACTAAAAACAATTCCCTTGTTCACAGAGCAGCGTACTTGTATGCGAAAGGTTCTTTAAAGCCTTCGACACATCTAGACCATCTGTGCGGAACGGCTTCTTGCTGTAACCCAACACACTTGGAGGAAGTATCAGCTTCCGTAAACAATGCACGCAAAGCTTTAGTGCGAGACCAGACACAAGAAATCGTTGAATTAAAAAACAAAATAAGACGTTTGGAAAGACGCATACAGAAACTAGAAAAATGTTAGCAACATTAATTTCAGTACTTTGTTTAAGCTTATTTACACCAATAATTCCAGAAACTCCAAACGAAAAAGTTTTTAATCAATGGGGCGACCTACTTGCAGAACATTTTAATTTAGAAGACATGGAATTGATTACCCAAATCATTTGGTGCGAGTCAAGAGGGAAAGAAACAGCCCGAAATCCTAAAGGATCAGCGGGCGGTTTATTTCAAATAATAAAAAAGACTGCTCAATATGTAGCACCAAAAGTTGGTAAAGATCCATCGACAGAACAAATGAAATCTGGTATACGTTTCAACGCATACTGGAATGTAAGAATGTCTGCTTGGCTGTTTTACAAAACACCTCAAGGCGTCGGACATTGGAATGAATCAAAATCATGTTGGAGAAATTATGATAATCAATAAATGTGGCGGGCAAGCAAACGCGAATCAGTACAGCAACGGGTGTCGTTGTTATGGGTGTCGGGATGCTTGGAAAGAAAGAGCGCGACGACGTGTCGCAAGCGATGGAAAACGTCGTGCTGGAACAGGATCAGCCAGTAGGGGTGGCAAAGAAATGGGTTACGGGTTTACAAAAAATGATATTATGAAAGCAAGAGGTTACGACACATGACTTTCTACAAAAAGCTAGACAACAAAGTAGATAGAATCACTGGACTTGCTGAACATTTATTAAGAACAAATCAAGCCATGCTTAGAACAATGGATGAAATGACAAACCATATGTTAGTTCTTGAAGCAAGAATTAATGTTCGTGAAAGTCTGCCAAAACAACCAGAACCAAATCTTATTTCATCTACAGAAGTAGCTGAATTAGCTGGAGTAACTCTACCTGCTGTATCTAACTGGGCAAACAGATACGAAAGTTTCCCTAAGCCAATACAAAAAATTGGGCGCACAAAAGTTTACTCAGAGCTACAAATAAAACGTTGGCTTGAAAATCGTAACACAACTGTAATAGTAAAAAATAGTTAAACCTGTAGACTTCGCGTACTCAGTATCATTCACTCTCCACAAAGAGAGTGAATGGAACTCAGTACAAATCTCTTGGAGGAGAGAATGAAAAACTCACTGTCCCACCCTATTGCAATAATAGGCTTATGAAATATCCACTACACAAAGCAGCCGACGGACGTTGGGTACACGACTGGGTACGACAGTCATCAGTCAAGACTGCCGACATGTGCCTAGAAAGATTCCGTAATGACATCTGGGGACTTGTAAGCGAAGAAATAAAAGACGCATCAACATTAGGAACTGCTTGCCACTCAGTAGCCGAAGACGCACTTAACACACGGCTTAACGGTGGCGAAATGACTGAGCAAGACATGCTCGATTCATTTGAGTACTACTGGGATGAAGCGTTACCAACTATACAAAAATGGTATAGCTACTCTCCCGAGTCAGCGTACGTAAGCGGTATAGCTAAAATCAAAAGCTGGAGAGAGCAAGTACTTCCAGATCTTAAACCAGTAGCTGTAGAAAAGAACTTTAATTTACCTTTGTACGAAGACGACCAACGGATCATTACGTTCTCTGGCACCATAGATCTTGTAGAAGAAGACAGATGCTGGGATTGGAAATTTCCAGGACGAGACTACTCACGTAACAAATGGGAATACGAACGTTGGGATGTTCAATCAATCGCTTACTCTCTAGCGACAGGAATCCCCGACTTCTCATATGCGATTATGCACCCTAAAGGTGTTGGTCGCATGGACCTAACCAGAGGTGAAGAACACTATCAATGGTTTCGTCAAAAGGTCTTAGCATTAGCCAAACTAGTTGAATCACAAATTGGAAATTATCCTTTAGGTGACAACGGTTGGTGGTGCTCAGAAAAATGGTGCCCAAATTGGTCACGGTGCAAAGGTGCAACAACAGGAGGAATAAATTAATGGCATACGGTTCAATGGCCCCGCACGAGCGGGCAAGCATAGAAGCACAAGTCATATTGAAAGGCGCTGTTGAACTGACAGCGGCACAAGTATCGGCTTCCGCAACTGACCCAAACGAAGACTTGCTAACGACACTGACAGACAATGCGTCAGCGTTAGCGAACATCCTTGGAGACGTTAAAAAACAATTAGGTGCAATACCTGAACCCGCAGCAGCAGTAGCAGCAGCGGTAGATCCAGTTAAAACAATACAAAACAACTTTGCAGGAGCAACAGTTGTAGCTGGAACAAGGAAACCAGGGTTGTATGCCGACGACGAAGAATACAATTCAATTCATAAAATATTTATGAGCGAAAAAAATAGTGGAGTTGTTTACGCTTCACAAGAATCAGCGTTCATGGATAATCAAGCAATACGAAAACTATTTATGAATGGACTCAGACAATTCCCCCAAGACTATTGGGCGCCCTCCATGAGAGGTAAAGATATACCAATCACTAAAAACGGTAAATGCGGACTAGGTGATTTTAAATTAAAGAAAGGATTGTCGGTAGGTGAAGACGGACAAATCTTCTTGGGACAAGGAGACGGAAACCATCCTCTAGCTGGAAAAACTGGGTACTTCATGGCACTACAAAAAAATACTTCATGGTCATGGCCTGAAAGACCAGACCCAATAGACCCAAACAATTGGCTAGCTGGGATCAGTGCATAAGGAAATAGGGTTGGAAGAAGCAAGGCAACTTGTAGCGGGGCGCAGCATTGTGCCTGCCCCCGCGATTTCCACTTCCCCATCTCCCATTGAAGGCATCTCAGATGCCGACATGCACAGACTCTTTACCCCCAAGGGTGAGCAAGTAAAACGTATGCGCCACGACCTGAAAACAGGTAACGAGTGGAGCTTCGCAGTAGACGCATTTGACAACGCGACGTTAGGTGGAGCAAGACCAGGGCAACTCCTCACACTGATAGGAAGGTCGCATACAGGGAAAAGCTTGCTAGCTATGAACATGATAGCTAAGAACAGGAACCACAGGACTCTATGGGTTTCACCAGACGAAACAGAAACAATGTTCTGGGCAAGATACTCAGCAATACGTTTAGGTTACGATCAGAAACAATGGGTTAAACGTTTAATGAGTGAAGACCCTGCCGCTTGGGCACGGGTCGAACAAATAATGCAAGACGATAGCCACTTGCACTTTGAATCCACAGGAATGTCTGTCGATGATCTAGATAAGGCCATGCGAATAGCCGCACAAACTTTATGGGATGGGAAACGTCCACAAGTTTTAGTTTACGACTACCTTGAACTGATTAGAGGTGGCGGAGCAGGAGACGCAGCAAGCGTTCAAGCTAAAATAGAATCATTCAAGCAGCTAGTTTCTGACTGGCGAGTAGTAGGAATAATGATTCACCAATCTGGTAGA